GCCACGATTCCGTGGAGCCGTTGACACCTACTTTAGGAAAGCCGGCTTTTTCATGGTTGTAGAACCCACCGCGTACCAATTTGAACACGTGGAATTTTGTCAAACACGCCCGGTATTTACCGCAGGCAATTGGCGAATGATTCGCAACCACACCGCGGTGCTCAACAAGGACCCTATGTGCCTCGTACCAGTAACCAACCACAAAGCCCTCCTAAATTGGGTGGGTGCGGTTGGTGAATGCGGTATGGCTTCGGCATCGGGAGTTCCCGTGCAGCAAGCGTTCTACCAGGCCTTGCTACGCTGCGGCAACAAAGCGTCAACCGGCCTCATAGCACGCATGTGGTCACCCTACAAATTTGGGACGGATCCCAATCAGCGCAAAATCAATGCAAAGCGCTCGGATGTTACCCCGGAAGCTCGAGTCAGTTACGAACTCGCTTTCGGCATCAGTCCCGACTGGCAAGTTGCCATCGAAAATTGGTATGACACCATGTCAATATTGTCTGATCACCCTTCGCCCATCGAACGGGTTGATTTGTTCTTCACGCCAGGAATGAGCTTAAATGCCGAAACAACAGAAAAAGAACAAAACGAAGGCGGGCAGAATGGCCCGTCAACCCCGCAAATTGAAGACACCCAAACGCAAACCCCAGAGCCCTGGAATCATGGGCCAGCTGATCAGATCGATCGGCTCGCTGGGGGGAGGAGCGCTGGGTGGCTTAGCTGGCTACCCCCTTGCTGGGGCTAGTGCTGGTCACTCCTTGGGAGCAAGCCTAAGCAAATGGCTTGGAGCCGGGGACTACACAGTGTCAAGCAACAGTCTCGTGAGCAAAGCGAGCAGCGGAATCCCCATGATGCACAAAACAGGGCAGACAATTACCGTGCGACATCGCGAACTAGTCACTCAAGTGTCTGGCGCTGTCGCGTTCAAGGTAAGCATCGTATCCTTTGAACCCTGGATGTAGCCAAACATTTCCTTGGCTTTCAACGCTCGCAAAGAGCTACGAAGAATATGAGTTCAAAGGACTCGTGTTCCATTACATCCCCACCAGTGGCTCAGCTGTCTCCGGAACCAACCCGGCACTCGGCAGCATCATGCTACAGTCCACGTACCGTGCCTCGGACAGCACACCTGCAAGTAAGACGGAAATGATGAATGAATACTACGGATGTGAATCCGTACCGTCCGAAAGCTTTTGCCATCCGATTGAGTGCGATCCCAAAGAGAACCCTTTCAATGTCAAGTACGTCCGTTCTGGCCCTGTGCCAGCTGGAGATAGCATTCTCCTCTACGACACCGGCACTACCTTCCTGGCCTCCCAGGGTTGCCCCGCTGCCAATGAAGGCATGGGCGACCTGTGGGTCACATACGAAGTTGTGTTCCGCAAACCAGTCGTACGGTCCAACGTGACCGCCTCCACAAACATCTCTTGGCACTTCAACAGTCCCACGGTGAGCACCAACTTGTTTGGTAACGGCATGCTCGGTTCGTCCGGCTCGCTGAATGCATTCACCTCGACTAACAATGTCATTGTGATCAATCCCGGCCCTGCCGGCATCTACTTGGTCACTGTTTCGCTGTGGAATTATAACGGATCCAACCTGATCACGTCCGGTGGCTGGGGCACTGCCCTCATCTCCGGACCATCGAACGGTTCACTTGTATCGCCTGTCGGCTCCATGCCGAACATTGTGAGCAGCAACGCTAACGCCGGTTCCGGCGTCTCCACGCTTACTGTCACCTTCGCCGTACAAAAGACCGATGCGGC